AATCCAATAATATTTCTACTCCAAATGTATAAGCTCCAATATAATCATGGACTACAGCATTAGAAACTCCCTGTATCATTTCTAGATATGTTTCCATTCTTGATCGATTGATTGAATATCTTTTTAGAATCTCAGCTAAAACAATAGATCGTCTCTGCGCGTATGTAAGTTCTATAGCTCTTCTAACGTGTACATAATCTTCCCACCAGATTAATCCCCATGTAGCAGTACTTAAATGCAATTGACTTTGAGTATCTAAAATCATTGCTTCCGATAATCCCCATTCCGTGCCTAATGCTTGAATCAATACATTCATCTGGAAGCATTCGGAATAAATGGGTGCTATCCAATTCATCATTATTATTCCGGTAGGGCTAGTTAATATATTCATTTAAGGTGTTTCTGCTCCTGTTATATTTCCAATTACCGGATACTGGTCTTTATCAATCGTAAAGTCATTCATGGCTGTATCGATAGTAATTATAACTGCTGTTGAGGTAATGGATCCCGGACCGGATAAAATCTCCGCTGTTTTGGTAGCTGTTACATAGTCATGGATAGTGTAATCAGATCCATCGATAGTAATTACATCATTTAAAGCTATGTCTAAACATCCGCTAACCAATTTAACAAAAGCGTTTCCGCCTCCGGGGGGGGTATAGGTATCTATGGTATCTGAAATCGAAACTGTCAGTATCGTATGGTTTAAAACTCCTTGAATCAATAATAATGTCTTTGAGATTTCTTTGTAATAAACCAATCCAATATCTTTTGACTCATAAAAATAATCCTGAACGTCAACAGCAAATGCAGTTAATACATCCGCTAATTTAGCAGTTTTAGGATCTAGCCAAACTGTAAAATCTATATTGATTATGATTGGCGTAGGAGCAACCACCGTAACAATAGCACCCACAGGAGCTTTGCCAGTTCCAGTCGTAGGATATATATATGCTTGTACAGCAGCAACTAAAGCTGCTATAGCCGGTAAATAATTGGTATCTAGAACCAATATTTTTACAGTACCAGTAGAAACTCCTAGCCATTCAGGAATACAATAAGCTCTGCCAACTCCATCCACTTCTTCCGCCCAGTTTTCGTAATCATCTTTAGAACCACCTCCGGGTGTAGAAGCAGCTTTTTCTAGGATTCTTATTTGTAATGCTTCATCAGTTTCAATATCAGCACCGCCAGCAGCCGGCAATGGATTGTTAATTGAAGTTATTCCAGCTAAAGGCACACTCATTAGCGATATTCCATTGGCTGGGATATTGGTTAATTCGCCAGTTAATACCGATTTTACTTGTATACTGGCTAGTGTTCCGCCAATAGGAATTGTATAACTAGCTAAAGTTTCATATTCAACCGCAACTTGGGTAAAGGAAGCGACGGAAGAAAATCGAAAAGCTAAAGGGATTATTACTCCGGGAGTTCCAATTACCGTCAATATGGCATAACTAGGTAAAGCAGGTAGTCTTACCAATCCATTTAATGTTGCGTGCAAATCTAAGAAAGCTTCTTCGGCATATTGAGCGAATCCATTTTTTACTATCTGATTTAATATTTGTTGTACTAATTGTGCTTTTTCGACTGCTGTTGGATAAGCTGAATCATAAAAGAAGGAAGCTTCCGAGGTATCAATGCAATCTTTGATCTTTTTCCCATTACTAAGTGTAATATCAATCATTCTTGCATATATAGTATCAACGTCCTCTGTGTTAAAAATGCTAGGCTGTATGTATGGAACTATTTCAATAGTCATTTCTAATTTACACCTCCTATCATATTTAACGCTAAATTGTAGTTAAAAGTCAATCCTTCAATCGGTGTAACCGTAAAATCAACTAAACATTCATCTCCCTGGCTAGTAAAATTGAATGAAGAAACCATCTTAGTTTTAGGATTAACCATCAATGCATCTGTAATAGTTCGTATCAATGCTAATTTCTGTTCTTCGTGACTTCCAGTTTTGTATAATTCTTCAATACCAATTAACGAGTCGTAAGCTAACTTGGAGTATCTAATAATATATAATTGTTTAATACACCAATTACGCCAACCGAACCATCCATCTGATAATTCAACTCCTCGTTTGGTATTACTAACAAATTCCATTTTGGAATAATCAAATAGCCAGTCAGGCTTAAAATCTGTTGAATATGATTCATCAGTAATAGGTAAAATTACTGATGAATCAATAGGCGTATAAAGTTTTCTTCTGTAAGTACTCATTATATTTTTTTCACCACACATAAAATTATGGGAACTGATAAAGTCCAAATTACCAATACTCTATCATTAACTTTCAAAGGTAAAAAAGCAATTGGTAAATGTACTGAATGCTGGTGTTTTCCTTGGTTAGCTAACGAAAACGTATGAGTATGTCCGGGAGATCCGCCAACATCCGTTGTACCTGTATGATCATGTAACCCTTCAAAAGTAGAACCTTCCTCTAAATCTTTTAGAGTTATAGTCATAGGTTCTAAATCATCGAAACAAAAAATACGATTAACTAGATATAAGGTTTTGGGAATTTTATATTCAGGCAAGGAATCAACAATCAAATTTAATTCAGCATCCATTTTACCTAACTCAATAGGTAATTGCTGGCTTCTATCATTAATTAGTTTTGTTCTCTTTTCTAGAACTAATGCTAATTTATTAATCCCTTCATTTTTCATTACTAATTACTTCTCCACTTCAACTGTCATTTTCTTTTCCATTAAGTTTTGGGTCACCGTTTTGATATAAAATGTACCAATCTGGTTTCCAGCATGCAATATAATTTTATCACCTTTTCTTAATGTAGGAATAACTAATCCATCAAATTTGGTAACTTCCACAGGTTCAGAATATTCAGCCAATATATCGTTAGCTTCTAACATGGCATCGGATATGTCGTCATCTTTGGTTCGATAGACTATACGTTGGAATCTTCCGTACTTAATATTTCTATTTAATGTTGCTTCTAATTTTGCTAATTCAATCCCTTCATCCTTAGCACCTAAAGGTGGTTGATAATAGTCCGGTTCCAATATTCCATATTTATCTTGTATAGGTGTCGTTCCAGTAGTGGTTATGGTTCCATCGCCTAAACCCATGGGAGCTACAAAAGATCCTGATTCGTCATAATTATCAGGGTCCGTTAAATCTAAATCAGGATCTTCAACTGTACCATTATCTGTACTCGTCACATCGTCTTTGCTTAATACCCCATATTTATCTGTTTCTCCTCCGCCTTTATAACCTGAACCTGAACCGGGTTCACCATCTAAGGAATTATAAGTAGTCATAACTTTGACAACAGTAACAATGTCTTCAATAGAACCCTCATAACTAATATCAACCAATTCATTGGTATATAAAGTTGCAATATTGGTATTGTTACCTCTGGGAACTACTTCGATAATTCCATTATTAATTCTTAATACATATTTGCCTTTCCCGCGTAACTGGGCTAGTTTCAAAATGCTTAATATGATTTCTGATACTGGATCATTCGTAAATTTTACAATTGCCGGGAAAGCAAAATCAGGTCCTTGATAGTTGTAAGTAATTCCAGTATCAGTCAATACTTGTTTGAGAAATTTGGCTGACGAACTACCTTTCAAAGCTAAGTATCTTTCTTCTGATCTTTGAAAGTTCCATAATTCATCTAAACATCCCAGTTGAATGATTTTCGATAATGCTGAACTATAATTTTTCTTTACTACTTCACATCTCATTAACTCATTGAAACTTTTACCGTTATTCAATGAATAATAAACAATGACTTTGTTCTTGAATTTAAGCATATCAACCAGCCATTGACCATTAAAAAAGATATTTGGCATTTCTAAACTCAAGGCAACCGCTAGCTGTGTAGTGGTATCTGTCGATTCAGCATTGGTAATAATCCTGCTTAAATTGAAATTATTTCCATATTCGTCAATCAATATTATTTTATATTTGATGTTTTCAAATTGAATATTAGTAATCATTTACTTAGGCATCTTCAATATAGTGCCGCTAGTTAAGGTATTCGGGCTAGTTAATTTACCTCCTGCGGAAATTTTATTCAACTCGTAAATTTCAATATAACGTGATCCATCTCCTAATTTAGTTTTTGCTATTCCCCATAACGTATCACCCGGAACTGTCGTATAAAATCCGCTCTGTTTATTTTCTACTCTAGGTTTTAATCCATTATTTTTTGTTTCGTTGGTTGTTGTAGTTAATATTAAATCTTTGGCTTGTATAAATGAAATGGAATATCCAATATCACCCACGTTTTCAAAAGTTTTATCATATATCTCAATCCACATATCCAAATTTAATTCAGTTTCCGTTATCTGAAATCTTAATTTCTGTCCAGCTTCTTTCCAAGTTTTGAGCTGCTTGTCTAAAATCTTAGCTTCAATGTAATTGGTTACATATGCAGAGTTAATTCTACCCGGACCAGGAAAAAATGAATCAAAGCTTACTCTATCTAATTCGTCTCCGTAAGGAAAACTTATTTTTCCAATTTCCATGATATTGTATTCCTGAAACTGTTTGCCAGTTTTGACAGCCACTTTTTCGGGATTAACTGGAATGACTAATTCTTCCTGTTTTACATTGCCTAACAATGACTGAATGATTATTGTATTCACTAAATTGCCACCGGCATATTAGAATAAATCTCACTTAATTTGTTGGCTATATGATTAGCAGCATCGTCAAATATTTTTCCTTTTGCTTCTTCGATTACACGTAATACATCATCGGCTTTAGCACTAGATGTAATATTGATTACTGGATTCAAATTAACTGAAATATTGCCAAAACTACCAGTCTTTTTTCCTAAAGGTATGATAGCTTCGGGACCAGATTCACCAATTAGACTTATGGTAGGTTTTTTAACTATACCACCACTAGCCATAGCCGGTATGTTATTTGTAGGCATTAACGGATTTGTAGGTAATCCAAAAATCTGCTCGCCTTTAGTAGAATAACTGCTACCTAATAAAGCATTTCTAGTTCCTTGTTTTAATTTGTCAAAGAATGAATTCATATCAACTATAGATGGATCTAAACCTTTTTCTAATCCTTCTTTAATTGAACGCTTTGTTTTGTCTTCTAAATCTTTAGCTAATTTATCCATACTAATTACTGTTCCAGATTCAATATAGTTACCACCACTCAAATTAGCCATTCTCTTATTAATTTCTGTATTAGACTTTGCAATCTCATTGTTAATATCTTCTAATTTACCTTTTTGGGTTATATATCCCTGCTTGTTTGGTAAACTTTCTAACTGTCTTTGAATAACACTTTTATTGTTAGGTTTAGCTAATGGATTGTTAACATCTCCCAGTTTTGTTGCAGGATCTTTTCTAGGGTCGCTAGGTAATAAAGGTAATCCTTTCTCCATTCTTCTTTTATTTTCATTAGCTCTACCATACAAATCATTCATATGTGCCAAATTTTCTGCCATGGTTGGAATTAAATTACTCCAAAAAGTATTCCATCCAGTTTTGATTACTGAACCAGCAGTGTCCATAAAAACTTTCCCTAATTTAGAACCAAATGCAGTGATTTTTGTTTCTCCGCCAGAACTCCACCAATTTGCTAGCGGTTTAGCAACAATATCTTCCCACAAAATTTTAAATTTACCTGATAAATCAGCAGTTTTAAATTCTTTGGTATCTGTAATCTTGTTAAATTTTGTAATCAATCCTTTTAAATTATCTCCTAGAGCTTTTACAGCTCCATGTGATATTTTTTGTAATTTTTCTCCCCATGAAGTAATTCTGCTTTCATTGCCAAACATAGCTTTATTTAAATCTTTTAATACATCAATTAATCCAACTCTAATACCCTCTCCCCAGGGTGATATGACTTTTTCATTGATAAAGTTTTTTGTTTTAGTAACCATTCCCGAATACGTACCCTCAGCTTCCTTTTCCATCTGTCCTTTGTTTTTCTTTTCTGAGGTTCCTAACATAGCATTAATACCTTGAGCCATTGATATTTTATTATTTTTTAATGCCTTTTTGAATTCATCTTTACTCATACCTAAGCCTTCTCTCATATACTCAGCCATAGGTATACCGTATCTAATAGACATTTGTTCGACATTCTTAAAACTACCCATACGCTTAGCATTATTCAAATATTTGATAATGTTTGATGTACCTTGCGTGCCTTTTCGAGAAGCAGCCGACATATCCCCCAATATCTGCATTGTATTTGCTAATTTGTTTTCATCCCATTTATTTTGTAAAGGTTGAATAGCTAATTGTGCCCACTCGTCAGTAGTCGTTGTACCTTTAAAAGACATTTGATTAAATGCTTCCATCATTTTTTTGGCTTTGGCTGTAGAAGTAGTCCAAGCTTCAAGACCCATTCTCGCCTTAGCTGTATTATCAGCCATTTTTAATGGACTCATAATGAAAGCCCACCAAGAAGTTCCAATTCCGATTAATCCGCCTAACGAAAAGATTGATTTTTTTAGAAAATTTAAAGGTGAAACAAGAAGATTTAAACCTTTTAAAAATCCATTTTTGATTGAGTTACCTAAATTAGTAAATACTTCATGCCCTTTTGTGCCTAAACTAACTGCTCCTGCTTTTAATTTATCGGTGCTACTTTTAACCTTTTCTACCTGTTTGACTGAATCGTTTAATCCTTTTACTCCGTTTTTTAATCCGTCAATACTAGCTTGTAAGGAATCAATTGTTTCCTCGGCATTAGCAGCTCCCGGATTCGTTTGGTCTTTAACTGTTACCGGGATATCTATTACGAACTCTTGGCTATCGGGCATCTATAGTTTCCTTCTCTTTTTTCTTTATTTAATTTGTACATAATAGAGGCTAACATAAAACACTTAATGGGGTATGGTTTACTCTCTATTTCATGTGGTAGTAATCCGTTATTAATAAATAATTCTGCATATAACTGTAATAGTGTGTAGGTTTTACTGTCAGCCTCTATTCGTTTTTTAAGTTTTCAACTAAATCAGGTTTCTTTTTTGACTCTTCATTGGAACTGATATAACCATTAAACTCATTAATTTTTCCGTAAACTGCTGATTTTTCACCCATACGCAAAGCTAAATCAATAACTTCATAAGGAATCATTAATCTTTTTTCTTTTTTGTATTTATTCCATAGAGGTTTCCAAAGCTTTTCTTGGTCATCAGTAGTGGTTGATTCATAGATTACACATGATTGAAATCCGACATTATCAAATTTAGTGTCGTCTTCCCGATTCATGCGTAAATCTTTATCCCAGCTATATCCTCTAAATTTTGATCTGATTTTTTCCATTTCAATATCGGATAAAACCTTAATATGAAAAGCAAATAGGAATTTTCCATTACGCTTAACTTCAATTAATCCAGTATCAACAAAGTTGGATTCAACCGATGCAATTAAAGCATCCAGCATTTCCTGATCGGTTAATTCTCTTTTTTCACTTTCTTCTGAACCAAAAGCATTCTTCAATTCTTCGTTCATTTATAAATCTCCTTCACTATTTAAACTAAAGCACTTAAATCTGGCGGATCGTTAACAATTCCTCCCCATGCTCTTTTTACTAATTCGCCGGGTCTGCATCCTAATAAAGCAATTGAACCGTCAGGAATCCAGTTGCGGAAATCATAATTTTTTCCTTCCAGTTCACCTCTGAAATGAGTAATGTATTCTATTCCTTGCTTCAATGATGCAATAATTAAGCCAACTCTTGTTTCGTCTTTAATAACAAATTCTTCCCAGTTTAATCGACATCCCCAGGACATGAATTTTCCTCGTTCATAGCAGGTTCCCATGGTTTGGAGCATTGCATTGTTAACATTGATTAATGCTTCAAAGTTGTCTACTTCGAGTAATAAAATTCCCGAATCATTATAAAGTTTACCTTTATAACCGGGAATCATCTCAGCAGTTGATATATATCTTTCATTAGCCATTTATATTTCTCCTTTCTTACTATTTATGAAGCTGGTGCATATCTGAATTGAAATGTCATATATGCTTTCTTAATCGAATCGTTATCGTCCACAGTTAAAAGGAAATATGAATAATCACCGGCTGAATCATATAACGGATCAACTGTAACTGTGCCTGATGTTAATTTTCCTTCATCCTTCATCTTTTTGACTTCACCATTGCAAAGCATAATTAATGAAGCTCGACCTGATGAATCATTATTGACTACTCCTAGTAATGGGTCGGTAACTGATTTGCACCGCTTAATTAATTCAAATCTTTCTCGAACTCTTCTAATCGATTTCCAGCCATCGTCTTCATCCGTACCAGGCGAAACTAATGTGGTAATATCATATTCAATCTGAACAGCTCCGGTGGATGATTGACTGAATACAACCATACCATTATCAATCGCTTGGTTAATATAGCTATTTGACAATGAACCTTTGATCGTTGAGTAATTAGTCATTATGTAATGAGTAGCTGATATTTTTGGATCCATAGCAGCAATTACACCGGCTAGAATGGCAGCAGCTTTGTATCCCTCATACTCAATTAAAGCAGAATCGATAACCCCATTTCCGATATATACAACCTGTTTATTGTTAAATGCTGCGGAATCAGCTAAACGCGTAGCAATGGCAACTGTAGTTGGTTCACCTACGACAGCTATACAAGGTATACCTGCTGCGTACTGTGATTCTACGAATGCTTCCAAAAGAGCATGTACGGTTGTTGTATCTGTATCGACACAAACTAAATCCATCTGCATTGAATCCATAGCAGTAAAG